CCTGCGGTATATATATTTATATATTTATAATATATATACAGAATATATATAAGGGGCTTCGCCCCTATATTATATATAATATATTATATAGGAGTATACAACTATGGATATCTTTCTGCCGGTACTGTTAGCACTGATCGCAACTGAGGTCCTCAAAGAGTTGTACAATCAAGCCTGGTCTGTCTACTATCATAGGAAGTGGAAGCCGGGGGCTACTGACTAACCTCCAGAAACGACAAAAGACCCCCCCTTCCTGATGTAATCACACCAGGTTGGGGGGTTTCGTGTCTCCTAGGGGCCTTCTAGGGCTTCTAAGGGGGTGTTTAGAACCCTACTTCTTGCGCCCGAACTCAGGAGCCGATGGGTCGAGCCACTTCAGGACAGGTCCGAGGAACCCAGCCAGGGCAGCAGTACCCAAAACTTTGAGGTCAGTCTCACCTGCGAGGTAGAGTGCGATGGCTGCTGCTGCAGATGCACGGAACCAGGTGAGTGCTACTTGCTTGAATTGTTCTTTCATTAGTCCTCCTTTGGACTAGATGGGTTGTCCTTGATTACCTTCACTCGCTTGAACTTTGACTTGAGGTGAAGCCATCGCTTATTCTGACCGACCCAAGGAAACCAGTCAGAAGTATCCTTACCGTGACCATCTTTGATGGATACGTGAAGATGTTTCATATGCGGATTGCTACCAGTGTAGGCTCGCAAGCCTCTCTCTGGTGACCAGATAACTCCTCGAAAGATTAGGTACTTGACTCGCTTATCCTTCTTGAGTTCTTTGAATACCTTAGCGCAGTCTGGACCCTTGATTGGATCGTGGGTTAGATCTACGGCAAAGCCGGTGTTGTGGTCTGAGTTAGGACTCTGAGCTATGTGAGCTCGGGACGGCAGGAGTCCATCGGATGCTTTCTCTCGCTTCGGCCACAGAGCTGTCGCTTGCCGTAAGAGAGCAATAGCGGCAGGCGCCGCGGACTTGGCAACAGGTTTCACTCATCGTCCTCTTCCTCGTAGATGTCGTCTTGTGGGATATTGGGGCTGATGGGAACCAGCCAGGGGTTGTCTATGATGGTCACTTCTTGAGCACCTGCATCACTAGGTCAGTCAGGAACTCGACCTTGTCGTCGAGCTTATTTACCTTGTCTTTTAGCGACGACCCACCATTGGGTTTCAACTCGTTGAGGTAATGCTTTACTAGCCAACGCACTCCGGCTCCAAAGCCTGTTACGATGGTCATTACGGCTACGGCTAATCCAGCCCAATCAGCAGGTGACATATCTGTTCCTTATACGGTTCTAATGGTCATTGTGATAACGCCACCAAATCCGCTGAATCGCTTGTCTGGTGGTGTCTCACGGGTGAATGAGATCTCTTCGATGACTACCTGGCGTGACTCACCGGTGGTGAAATCCTGCCACGTCAATACGTCACCGTCTTCCTCTACTGCCTCTAGGGCAAGTAGTCGGTCCTGTGCTCTACCTTCGTAGCCGGTCTGGACGTTGTATCTATCCGTCTCGGTATCGAAGTTGAACACAGGAAATCTAAGAACCCGCTGTCGGGGTGTAGCAATCGTAGCCTTGGCTTGGTATCCCTTGAAGATAGGACCTTGCGCCGGGTCGGTTGCGTCTCGGTTGAAGAGAAACTTGTAGGCTACATACTCCTGAGCGCCTGCTGGCGTGTTGGTTGTCACCTCGGTGGATGGAACGGATGAGTCATACGTGATGAGGTCGTACTCGGTACCGTTCTTGTCTACGATTTCTAAGGTGACAGAGCCTTTTGAGAAGTCACCTCTACCAATGAGACGCTTGAAGTTCTTAGGCTCAAGGGTGTTGTAGCGGATGAATCCTGTGGTTAGGTATCCGGTAGGAAGTAAGTCGGTATCATCTTGTAGGTAACTGTAGCCAGCAACCCCTACGAATCCGGTAGCGGAGGTTGTTGCTACCGTCGCTGTTGTAGCCGTGTTGTAGGTGATGGTGTTTGTGTTGGCTGACACTACTGTAAATGGACCACCGTCTAGGTTTGCATCAACACCGATGACATAGATGGATTCTCCAGCCGTAACCGCGTGAGTTGTTGATGTAGTAAGGGTGGCAGCACTCCCGGCCCTAGCCTTGAAGGTTACCGAGTATTGGTTCTTTGCCTCGGTGCAGTAGATGAGGCGATCAGTTTCCCCAAGGAAGGCGCACGATGTTGTCTCCAACCCGGTAGCCCCGGCATAGTAGATGTCGTTAGCCCAAGCAAACACAAGATCTGCTATCTCAGTAGAGAGATCGATGCGGATGAGACCGGCTTCCCCGGCTACCGATGTGGCGCACCAGACGAAATGGTCTCTCGCAGCAAAGTCATAGCAAGGCTGGCTGGTCTCCACAATGAGAGGACCGTATTGGATCGAACCATCCTGGTCTGATACCGAAGCAATTCGAATACCCTTGTTGGTTCCAATCATCATATAGCCTAGGTAGTAATAGATCTTATGGATGATCTCGCCTGTTGGCATCTCTGCTGCGGTGATTGCCTGATTGAGGGTCGGCATTGTGCCGTTGGTACTCAACGTAAACTTGTAGATGTTGGACTGGATACCGCTGAACCCGGAGATGTAGATGGCTGGACCAGAAGCTGTGATGCTCGTAAAGATGTGATCAGAATCGCTGTGAGTATACACGGCAGAGGGGAGCGACGATGAGTTAGATGATATCTCATATACCGAACTATTGACGCACATTACAATGCGCTCTTTGACGTACTCCATCACTGCGTTCTTGACATTGATGCCAACAGCGGTGAACATAGAAGTCGCTGCATTGGTGCTGTTCAAATCAAGGTTCTTCTTGAGGACTTCAAGCTTACCGCTGGGACCAGTATCGTTAGTCACCCAAAAAGCCGTGGTTCCATCATCGCAGATAGCGTAGACCTTATCGTCAGCACCAGCGTTGTAGTCGACGAAGTGAGTCTCGGCCCCAGTAGAGTCGATTTTGTCTACATCGTACCCGTCGTGGAGCAAGGCTCCATCGTATTTCGTACCACTCACGGTCCATTGAATCGAGCGTAGCTGTTGAAAAGAACGCCCATTAGATTCGATAGGGTGGGTAGTGGTGTGTCCGACGGTGCTATCGTTGAGCAGGGTAACCTCACCCTTAGTCCAGACATTGACACCCTTGCTATCGGCAAAGCGGTAGTCAACATTATCCTCGCCGGTATTAGTGTCGTAGAAGATGATACCGTCACCATTGTGGAATGAGGACTGGCTACGGATCCACCACCCGGTAAGGCTCTGCTCGCCTGGCTCTACGCCGTTGTCGAACTGTTCCTTTCGGAATGGAGCCGTTTGCCGGATGTATGGACGACCGTCATTGATAGCGTAGAAGAATGGCTGACCGCCGATGGCTATGTCGTAGGCTTCATTGGTATTCTGCCAGATAGCATCAGAGGATACAACACCGACGTCAACTGCAATCGCACGGGTACTGCGACCTTCGGTAATATCACGACCGGCCATTATTCTCCTTTAGTTGAACGATGCCAATAGAATCGAAATCATCTATATGGTCATCAATTGTTCTTGTTACTGGAAATATCTCCGTCTGTAGACTCAAGTTCCTGTTGCTCTCTCATCTTGTTCTTCAGGTGTTCGTGCGCCCAGTACAATGCGTAGTAGTCAAAGTCAAGGCTAAACCGCTTCATATGCTTGACCAAGGCTCCGGTATGAGCGTGAAGATCGATTCCAGATTCCTTCATCTTGCGGAAGAAGATGATGTCCTCACCGACAAAGTGATCATCACTAGCGGAGCCAGCCTGCTCGGTGAAGAAGGACTGATTGGGGAACTTCTCGCGCATCTTCGGGATGATAGACTTGTGCATAAGCGTAAGACCGAAGCCTGCCTGGTCTACCTTGATTACTTCATTCTCGGGAAGCGGATGAACATACTGAATCTTGTAATCAGATACGTTGTTGAACAGGGCAGGGAAGGGACGCATTAGCGTTCCCTCGTTCTCCTTAGAGATGAAGTAGACACCGGATACGACGGGACGCATAATCTTGTCTGCCGTCTTCCAGAGCTTAGCCATAGCCTCAAGGGTTAGTACGATGTCTGAGTCCACCCATAAGAGCCAGTCAGACTTTACTTGGTCAGCCCAGTGGTCGAAGAGCACCTGGCGCTGTCTGCCAATCTGGTTGCCCTGTACTCGGATGCTGGTATGGATTGGCATACCGTTGCCAGGACCAGCAATCACTGCGGTCATCAAGCCTTCGGTAAACTTGCCGTCTGTTAGTCCCCCGTCGCACCAGCCGATAGCGACGGTCTCATTCTTCTGAATCATTTATGCCCCCAGTTGTTTGTCGAACTCAATCCACTTGGCAGTAACTGTCTCCCAAGAGAATGCCTCGTTGATATAGGAAACCTGTTCCTCAGGATTCCATTCCCCTTTGTAAATCTTTTCTATAGCCTCTGTCAGCTTTTCAGCGAAGAGACGTGAGTGCTCATTTGGGTCATCCATATAGTCATAGCTCAGACCGAACCCATTGGCGACCTCAGGTAGCGCACCCAGTTCAGGGTAAACCGTTAGGTTCCCTGCGCTCATCGACTCAGCCAGTGATAGGCAGAAGGTCTCGAGGTAGGTAGATGGGTAGGCGAAGATATGTGCTTCCTCTACCGCCTCCATCAGAGTCCGCTTCGGGGTCTTCCAGTAGAACCTAACCCTTGGGTCGATGTACTTCTGGTCTCCCTCAAAGTGGAGGTCTGGGTTGTAGTCGTTATAGAACTCCAACCGGAAGTCAGCATCGACATACTTGAGCGAGTTCATCAGCACGTGCAAGCCCCGGTAAGCGCTTGAGGTGTTGATGAGTTTGACCTGCTTGACCTTTTCGAACTTCTGTGGGATGTACTCCAGAGGGAAGATGGCATTCGGTATGACCACGAACCTATCAAGTGGCAGGTTTAGTTCCTCAGATGTCCAGAGCTTGTGCCACGTAGATGGCACGACTATCTTGGCTATCCGCTTGACGAACTCGGGATTGCCTAGAATCTTCTCTATGTAGACTGGATTGAACTGAGCCTTCGTATTGTGGAGCCAGAGAATAACCTGGCGTC